TCATTGCATCACGAAGAAAGGGTTGTTGACCACTCTCTTGAAGAAACTGTCTTCTGGGTTGGTCAGTTAAGGTCCAACGCCATTGTTTCATGTCTTCGCAATACCAAAGATTAATTTTCATTCTTAGAATACTCTAACTTAACCCAATTGAGAAGTGCGTTTGTTTCCATGATCAAAGGATCATCGAAGGATGTTTCGGTTCTCAGTTTCATAAGATAGTTCTCAAGTGCCGCAATGGCAATGTGACGATCTCTTTGTGAAATTAAAGACATAATGTTTTTCCTATGTAGTAGGAAACGGGTTAGGCTGGATTCGAACCAGCGGCCAACGCTTTAGAAGAGCGATGCTCTGTTCCTCTGAGCTACTAACCCTTGAGTACCAAGATATTATAGGGGATGTTGGAGCGTTTGTCAAACGTCTAGAGTTGGTTTCCCCCCAAACCCTTTCTTAACAGGTGCAGGAGCCACTTGTTTCATAGAATAATTGATTGATGAAGGAAACTTTTTATGAGTTTTGAATTGTAGATTGGTATCCATGCGATCTGGATTTTTAGGATCAATACCTCTTAATCGCATTCTTGCATCTCTAGTGGCACCCTGTCTTTGTATGTAGTTTGCCTGTGGATCGTTATGAATTCCTAATGCAAGAGGTATGTCGGTAACAGTGTTAGAGGCCGCACTAAGTTTGTTCTGGACCGTACCAATAACGTTTCTTGCAAATTTTTTTACTGGATTTTCTGGTTTGTTTGCACCGAAAGGATTATAAGCCTGTTCGCAAAACTCTTTAAAGGTTTTCATTAGTCCCGTTGTCTCCAGTCGTCAGGTTTCTCTTGAGTAAAGAAGTCGATAATATCGTCTGCACTTTCAAAGGCACCTCTGTGATTGGAGGGATCGGGATCTCCAATGTCCATAATATTCATGAAGTCATCTAGACTACCATCTTCCATTTCAGGGTTGTTGGCGGTCCTCCTGGCTTGTCTCAACATCGATGCGGCTGATGCATTTGACTTCGCCAATTTTTCTGCCCAGATCATCTCACTTAATTCAACTGGAGCTTTCTTTGCAATACGATCACAAATGAACTCCAGACGGAGACGATATTTGGTAGATAACATAAAGAACCATATCAACCTGTAGTATTTAGATCAAATCATCTACGATGAGAACTTCACTTTCTACAGACGGATCGTACCACTCTGAGAATTCAAAATAGATTGCAGTTGCATCATCGATCTTTCCATCTTTGAGATCTGAAGCTTCAACTAACTCATGCATTCTATCTTTTGACCAATCAATAATGTCATAGACCATCTCCTCCAGTTTCAATTGTTGTTCTGGACTGTGATTGATTGGCTGAAACATAGTAGTCTTTCCTCATGTAACGTCCAAGGATGTTGCTATTGTAGTAGGCAGGGGTTCCATCGGCAAGAGATTCTGACAGAACATTATGAACAAATAACTGTCTTGTCTCTTCAAAATTGACCCATCCTTTAGTCTCATGAAGACTTATGATCTCCCGTTTAAATGCAAAGTTTCCCAGTTCCTTTCGTTCCTGGTTAAGTTCATCGGAACTTCCATAGTATTTCTTCCAGTCACTTTCACTCTTAACTCTTCTAGATTTACCTTTGGGTTTTCTAAAAGACCAAAAATACTTACGTCCCAAATATTTTCTATTTGTTTGTAAGTTGGTTATTCTATAAACAAAACCAAAGTTATTCTCTATGTATTGTGAAAGAAAAGGTTCACCATTGTAATACCATGGATTTTCATAGTCAACTGTAATCATTATCTCTAATAGCCTTAGAGATATTTATAGCTTGTCTCTTGAACCCTGGCAGAGTTATTATACTGACAAAAAAAGAGGGGGTCAAGAGCCCCCTTCGTTATTGCGTGTCTGGAAATGGTCTTCCCAATCTCTCCTCATGGCACCAAGAGCCCATGCATCAGTTAGTTTCTTCGGGCCGTCTTTCAACAATTGGATTTGAAATGCTGATAGACCAGCCTTCCTCTCCAAATAATCCCTCCTCCACGATCTCTGCTTTGGGTCGATTTCGTTCATCTTCTTCCTCCCACTGTTTAACAATTTCTTCTGCCTGACGATCAACGTCCTGCATTGTGGCTTCCACCTTGGCATCAATATACCATTTCTCTACAAAAGAAAATAGATACGACAAAATGAGATCAAGAGGAGGTTTCTGTTTAGAAATCCACCTCTTGATCTTCTGCAGATCTGTTTCTTTTTCTTTGTCTAGAACAATATCAAAGTTTAAACCCACTGAAGGTGTCTTTTTTGACATCCTGTTTGATACCCCCGACGACATAACTTTCCACCTCAGTCTCCTGAGGCGCAACCTGAAGACCCTTAGAGGAGATCCAGTGTTGTGTCCAGGGTAAAGGATTATTGTTTGCAGAGATATTATACAGTGGTTTCAGTCCAATAGACTTAAGACGGCGATTGGCAACCCACTCTACATACTGACAAAGAAGTTTATCATTCAAACCAATCATAGATCCATCCCTGAACAGATACTCTGCCCAAGCCTTCTCCTCTTCCACACAGTTGCGGAACATTTGATATACGTTTTCTTCTTCCTCCTTGGCAATCCTTACCATGTCGGGATCATCACCTTCCTTCCATTTGTTCAGGATGGTTTGAGTGAGTACAAGGTGTTGGTTCTCATCTCTTGCAATCAAAGAAATGATCTTGGCAGATCCCTCCATGAGTTTCAGTTCACCGAAGGCAAACGAACACGCAAAGAAAACGTAGAAACGAATACCCTCAAGGATGTTTACATTCGCAACTGCACGATAGAGTTTTCTCTTGAGTTCATACAGTTCTTGTTTAGCTGCAGGAACACCTTCAATATTGTGTTGCCACTGATTACCAGAACTCCACATCTGGGCTGCACGAATGAAATCATTATATGCAGAGGTTACACTTTCTGCACGTCTAAGGATTGCAGGATCCTCTGTAATGGTGTCAAAGATCTCTGATGGATCTGAGTACACGTTTTTGATAATATAAGTGTATGAACGGGAATGGATCATCTCCATAAATCCCCATACTTCCATACATGCTTCAAGTTCAGGGAGTGAACAATAGGGGATGAAAGCCATCCCAGGTCCACGACCCTGAACACTGTCCAACATGATCTGATACTTCAGGTTAGAAGTATAGATATGTTTTTGTTCTGGACGAAGTAACTGATAATCTGCACGGTCCTTCTGGAGAGACACCTCTTCGGGCCTCCAGAAGTAACCAAGTTGTTGTGTAGTAAGTTTATCAAAGACAGGATATTTGTACGAATCATATCTCTGAATTCCCAGAGGTTTACCAAAGAACATTGGTTGTTTCTTTGTATTAACTTTTTCTGGATTGAAGACTGTCATACCATCGACGGCAGTTTTCTCTTCAGATGTGAGTTTAAATTGCACAGGATTCACAAACTTCCTCCTCTTTAGATAACAGTTGACTGATTATATCATCAACACTCTCTTTTGTCTCTACCTCATCACTCTTCATGTCATGGGTGTTTTGGTAGTAACTGGTCTTCCAACCGTATTTGTATGTAGTTAAAAAGTCATTTGCCATGACAGAGGTGGGAACCTCATTGTCTTCATAATTTTCTGGGTTGTAACTCCAATTACCAGAGATAGCCTGATCAAAGAACTTTTGCATTACCGCAACGACTTTAATGTATCCCTCATTCGACGACATATCCCAAAGAAGTGTGTAGTTATTCTTGAGAGACTGATACTGAGGGACAATCTGTTTAAGAGGCCCTTTCTTGGACTTCTTAATGGACAGGTAATCTCTAGGAGGTTCAATACCGTTGGTTTCATTTGACACAACGGAACTGCTCTCCGATGGCATCTGTGCGGACAATGTACTATGTCGCAGTCCATGTGTTTGAATGTCGGCTCGTAAAGTCTCCCAATCATACTTCAGTTCGTTTGGAACGATTTCGTCTACATCCTTCTTGTATGTATCAATAGGCAGGATACCATCTGCATACTTAGTGCGACCGAAATCGTGACACCATCCTTTTTCCTGTGCAAGTTTATTAGAGGCCTTCAAGAGATAATACTGGAAAGCTTCTGTCAGGTCATGGACTAGGGACCATGCACGAGGATCGTCATAATGTTCACCGTGACGTGCAAGATAATGAGCAAGACCGATATAACCGATGCCAAGGGATCTACGCGCCTTTGTGGCTCGTTCTGCAGCCTTGACTGGATACTCCTGATAATCAATCAGTTCTTCTAGACCACGGACGGCCAGATCACACAGTTCTTCAAGTTCATCAAGTCTGTGAAGTTTACCCACATTGATTGCAGAAAGGATGCAGAGTGCAATCTCACCATACTCATCGTCAATGTGTTGCAGAGGATAAGTGGGAAGAGTAATCTCCTGACACAGGTTAGACATCTCAACCTTATCCTTAAATGAAGAGTGAGAATTACAATGGTCGATGTTCATGATATACAGACGACCAGTCTCTGCACGTTCCTTCAGGAGATCCAGAATGAGTTCCTGAGCCTTAATAGTTTTCTTTGGTACGGAAGGATTGTTTTCATATGAAACATAGAGATCGTCAAAGCGATCTGTTCCGAAAGCATCATACAATCCAGGTACATCATGCGGAGAGAAAAGTGTGATTTCCCCATCTTGAATAAATCTTTCATAAAAAAGTTTACTGATTTGAATGGAATAATCTAACTTGCGAACGCGGTTATCTTCTGTTCCCTTGTTATTTTTCAGGACAAGAATATCTTCTATTTCTTGGTGCCAAATGGGGAAGTGAACCGTAGCTGATCCACCTCTAATGCCATTTTGAGTACAGCATCGGACAGTCGCTTCAAAC